CGTGCAATATTAGTCAATTTAGAACTAGTGTTAGGCGCGACAACCTTACCAACTTCTTTACCTAGTTGTAAACCTGATTTAACCAGTCTGCCAACTTTACTATTCTTAAAAGAATCCCAAAGTCCCTCTTCCAATAATTCTCTTTGTGATAACTTATACATCGACTGATAATTTTTTGTCTGCTACATTGTTTAATGCTACATCGATCAGGGCATCCAATTCATTTTTGATAAAATCTTTTCCGATTAAAACCTTATGGTCATTGGTAGATCGATTACTAATAGAAAAGGGGATACTTTTAAATTTTTTACCTCCTATAATACAATCAAAAAGACATACAGGTCTTTCAATGGTATTTCCTTCTCCAATATTAATTGTGATTGTGTCTTCTGTAGGTTTTTCTAATCTCATGGAATTGATGGTTGTAAATCTTACTATTTTCTCGCCTGTTTTTTTATCCTCTCCAAATTCAACATCTTCTCCATGTAAAACATTGTAAGCACCGTTACCAGTATCCAATTTAGAGGAAATAGTCCCGACACCATCAACAAAAATATCTTCGATTAGACCGAATATATTTTTTTCCACAAAGAATTGTTTGAAATTTGTCATTCATTTATCAAAATTATTAATAATCATCGGATTGCTCAAATCCAGTATTTGCAAAATCAGCTTTAGCATCGAGACGATGCCAAACATCGGAAACATATGTCGAAGAAATAGTAATCGCAGAAACCATCCAATCCTCAAATTCACAATCGTTTCTCATGTTATACAAACGATCAGCATATTCAGCGAGTTTTTTCAACTCTGAAACAAGAACTTCATTAACTTCGTGCTTCTCAACAGGACTAATTGGATCAAATTCCATGACCATTCCATGTGCTTCAGGTTCGTCATCGAAGTCATCACCCTCACCGAAATCTGGATCATCGTCCATCATTCCATAATCATCATCGTCGTCGAGATCATCACCCATATCATCACCGAAGTCATCATCCATCTCGTCATCAAATCTTTCGTTCATAACTTTACCACGGAAAGATTCCCAAATCACTTTATTTTCTTCACCTTTGAATTTCATAATATTATTTAGCTAATCGAGTTTAAATTCTGTGCTTCTTCTTTTTCATTCTGGATTCCCATGATAATTGGTAGGATTTCTTCTTCATAAAATTCTTTACCAGTCTTTCCAGTCTGCTGTAACAATTCTTGAGCTTCATCATCATCCTGTAAAGCAACTTCAAGTTCTTTCAGATTTGATTTATCTGCTTCCGATACATTAGTTGTTGTAGCGTATAGCAATGCCATCACAACATGTTTAATGTAATTAATTTCTGCTATGGAAGTGAGCGGAACAGGATTAGCTTCTTCCGCTGGTGGTGCTTCAGGTGTTGGTTGCCCCTCTTGAGGTGGTGCTTGCTCCATACCAGCATTAGGGTCTTGTCCTTCTTGTTCAAGAAGGCGACTATATTTTTCAATTAATTGTAATGTTTTTGATTTCATGTTAATAAGTTCTTCCAGTTGCGGTTTGTTTTACTGCTTGTAATCCTTTTTTAATTCTTACGGAACCTTTTCTATAAGCATCAACAGCTTGATTGACGAGATTTTGTCTTTCTTTCACTGCTGATTTTGCTTTTTGCGTGGAAGTGCCGAACAATTTACCTACAAGACCTTTCAAACCACTAGAAGCTTTACCTGCCAAACCTTCGACTTCTTTATCGACTTCATATGTCCCTGTTCCCGCATCGATAAATTCATCCTCTTCGGCGTATTTTTTCTTCTTGAGACGTTTTTTCTTTTCATGAAGAAGCATTTTAGCTTTGAAAGCATCTTCCATTTTTTGCTCATTAACTGGATCATATTGTTCCAGAATTTCTAAAAATTTGCTTTTTTTAGCTTTGGAAGAAATATCCATTTTACGCTTAGTAGCTGGATCATGTTCTTCAATAAGTTTCAAAAATTTATTCATAGCATTATTTAATCAAAATAGTCATCTTATTAATAACTTCTTGAAAATATTGCTCATTGAGAAAAGTCAGACCCTCTTTTTCCAAATATTTGGATATTTTTCGGAATGACGGTGTTTTTCTATTTTGAAATGCCATTTCTAATTCAGAGATCATTTCAGCATTCCAAATTTTCAAAAGATATTCCAATTTTTCGAAATCAAAATTTTTCTCAATGATATTGATTTTGAAAATTCTACGAACTTTTTTCAAAAGCTGATTACGGAATTTATCCTTCGTCAATGTATTGGAAAATAATACAAAATCTTGTCGTGTATATTTCAAAAATTCAGTAAATGTCTTAATGAACTCATGAGTATACAATTTCTGATTATTTCTTTTAGAAAAATCAAAAGTTGCAGTCAGCCCTAGATTTTCCAAAAGCATTGCAAAGTTTTCATTTGTTTCTTTGAAAACCTCATCAATATCGATGATTTTCTTATTTCGAAATAAAATTCTAGTCACAACCCAAGAGTAGCAGGATTGCGTTCGATGTCAATATAATTTTTGGGAATGACACCTAAGCGGACATTTAGAATACCATTGTAGTATTTTTGATCCATCAATGCATTGCATTTAATTTGCCAGATTAACTCGCAATACGACATATGGAATTTTGATTGGCAGACTTCTATCACTTCTCTGGAAAAATGCTCAATACCGTATTTCTCAATGTCAGCAAGCAATTCTTTGGACGATCCCCAATACTTTTCAACATCGTTGTCCACATAAGAAATCCTATTGCGTGTTTTACCTTTCAATGGTTTCTTTTTTACTTTCTTGAGTAGTTTTTTCTGCCCAATGTAGTATTTTTTCTTGGAATCTGGATGATTATTGCGAATGAGGTAAACAAATCCTACGACACCTTCCGTATCGGTTGGGAAATTTTTCCATGTGTTTTGGGGTTGACTTTCGGATTTTTGCATTTATATTTAATTATAATTGATTCTGATTTATTATATTTATTGTACATTAATCTTAATCAATAGATAATGATAAGAAGATTGATTTTAATTAATTTTTTTTCTTTTGTTTCTTTCTTTAGTTATCTTTAATCATAGTTAATATATAATCTATATCTAATAATAAGATAATTAATTATAATAATAAATTGACTATTGACAAATGAATATAGCGAGTATAATTAATGGGAGGGGGGTGGGAATAGATGTACAATATAATAAAGAAATTTAGTTAAATTTAATCGCCAGAAAATTGAAAAACATCCGTTTGACATCCCAAAAATCTGTGCTACTGTCCAAACATGAACGTGAATTACATCAAAAATATCGACGCAATGGCTGGATTGAAGGAATTACCCGACAAATCGATTCATTGCAGCCTGACATCACCTCCCTATTACAACCTTCGTCAATACACAGATGATGAAAATGAATTTGGATTGGCAGAGACACCTGAAGATTTTGTCAATGGATTGTGTGATTACTACGATGAAGTTTATCGTGTTCTGCGAGATGATGGTGTTGTTTTTGTAAACTTAGGGGATACCTATCTTGGAAGTGGTAAAGGTGTTTGGAAAAATAAGGATGAGCTTCAAAAAGAATCATTCAAATTTAATGAAAAACCCAAAGAGAAATTGGGAGGATGGAGAAAACCAAAACAATTGGCATTAATTCCTTTCCGTTTTGCCATCGAGATGCAGAATAGAGGATGGATTTTGAGAAATAATATCGTATGGCATAAAGGAAATGCCCTTCCACAGAGCGTCACAGATCGTTTCGTGGTTGATTTTGAATCGGTATTCATGTTCGTGAAAAGCAAATCGTATTATTTCAAACAACAAATTGAACCATTTGCCAATTCTTCTAATCCAATGGAAGTCTACACAGGAGAGGCTACAAAGGATTATGAGACTCAGAAGGCTCAGAACCCAAGTGATACGAAGAGAAGGATTCTGGATGCAATGCGTAAGCGAGGAGGACGCTCCATGAGAGCAGTCTGGAAAATTAATACCAAACCCAACAAGTCAGTCCACACAGCCACATTTCCCGAAGAATTGGTAGAACGTATGTTGAAGAGTGGATGCCCTGAAGATGGTGTCGTATTGGACTTCTT